CATATGTAATTCATTTTTTGACTTATCGACTGCGAGATTTTTTGCTCCTGTCATTGCGACAAATTTATTACCACCTAATTGTTGTAGTAATTGTTTTGGGTCTAATCTGGCTTCATTTACTGATTCACCAACAAGTTGCTTAAAAAATGTTTGTCTAACTGAATCATTTTCACCTTGTAATTTATCACCTAATCTTTTGAGTAACTTGTCGTTGTATTTTTTTGGAAAGTATTTTTTAAAGTTTTTATAATTTATATTATCTGGTGTAAATCTCATAGACATAAATACACTTGAAATTACTTTCATTAATTGTTGTCCTTTAACACCTGTATGTTTCTTTAAGATATTATCTTTTATTTCTTTACCGATTACCATTAATACTTTTCTATCTCCACCTGTAAGGGCTTCATTTACTGATTCTCCAAATAGAGTTTTATTTATAAATTTTTCTGATTTTTTATCACCTTTAATTGCTGATTTCATAATTTGGATATGTTTTTTTCTTAAACTTGAACTATTTCTTGTAAGTTTTTCAACAAAATCTAATAGAGATGCTTCATCCAATCCTGATTTTTTCATAAATTTGACAATGGAACTATCTGGTTCATTAATCATTTTAGATAGTTGCTTTGTTAAAATACTTTCATTTACTGATTCAAACAAAGACATATCTATTTGATATTCTACTCCCATTTTTGCATATCCTATAAACTTTTTATATTCTTTTGCTTGTTTTGGTGTCATTTTCAATGGTGGAAACATTTTCTTTTTTTCATTGATGTTTTCACTCATATCTGCTAATGCTTGTTTAAATGCTTTCTTATCTTTTTTGTAGTCTGCCATTACCTGGTCAAACCCCATCATATCAACCATAGTTGAAAACATTTCTTTTTCTTTCTTACCTAATTTACTGATAATTTTTTTAGATTTGTCTGACATTTCTTTTAAATACCTATCTTCTGGACCAGTTCCACCAGATGACTTAAGTTTTTTACCCGAAACTGAATGTGTATAACCACAAGATTCTAATTCTACTCGAACCATTTCTTTAAGCTTATCTAACATCTCTTTTTTCATTGGTAATCCCTTGTGTTTAGTTGATGCGAACTTTTTCACATCTTTCTTTTTCATATCTTTGGCTACTGCTTGTACTCTCGGTGTAAAATTCTTTGAGTCTGCGTCACCTGTTTGTATTGCTCTAACAATACCCATAAATTTTTGCTGTTTCTTAGAAACTGCTGGCATTACTCACCTCTAATAATATGATTGATGATATCTTCTGCTTTACAATACTGACCACAAGTTCTACCTTGTTTATCTACTGATTCGTTCATCGGATATAAAAATGCTCCGTGTGTTGATGGGTTGGATACGAAATCAAATGCAATCAATTCAAAGTCATCTCCGACTTTAGTTACATCATCACCATTTGCTTCTCTAACTTGTTCAACACTACCCAATCCTCTTGAACTGATACCTAATTTAATACCATTTTTAAATAATTCTTTTAAGATGTTTCCACTTGGTGTTGTAAGTATTTCTACCGTACCTAATAAATTATCACCCTCAAAGTGCATTTCAGTAATGTTGTGAGATACATTTGTTAAATTCACTACTGATGAATCTGGATGGTCAAGTTCTCCGAGTGCTCTATTTTGTTTTACAAAATTTTCATCATATCTTTTTGACTCTCTCATCAAGATTTCTCTTGGATATACTCTTCCGTTTTGATTTTTTGCTTCTGCTCTTTGTAATACACCTTTAACAACTAACTTTCCGTTGTTTTCTTTCAGCGCTTCAGTAATCTGTTGCGGTGTTATATTAAATGGTATATAATCTACTATTACGTTCTTCATTACTTTAAATTTCCTACTTTACCTGCTAATTTAACTAATCTTTCTGAAATTTTAGTTAATGCTTTGTGTGTGTTTTTCCAATATGCACTTCCGTCCATATTTAATTCTGTCTTTAATTGTAAATTCATTTTAATTCTTTTGTCTAATTCGGTCAATGCGTCACGAACTTCTCTAACCGATATACCAATTTTTTGTTTCGGTGTCATTGATTCGTCATTTCTCCAATTGTGATAACGACCTTCGTTTAAACCCTCACCCATAGATTTTAAACCTTGCATTGTTCTTGTAAGGTCAACGATTGATTTTTGAGCTGCTAAAATAGTTTCGTAATGTTTATTGTATTTTGGGTTTTTCATTTCTTGGTCACCCATTTTAGCAATATTCCAATATTGTTTTTGCATTTTATCAAAATCTCTTATGAATTTTTTTAATGCGTTGACTTCTTTATCAGTAACTTCATTTACTGATTCTAATTGTGCGTCGTCCATAATGTTTGTTAGTTTTTTTAATTCACTCCATATTCTATCTAATAATTTTTTCTCTTTATCATCTAACATAAAAAATGAATTACTATCGTAACTTTGACCACCAATTTGAGGCATTATTAAATATTGAACGACTGATTTAAACTTACCATCCGATAATTCTTTTTTTATTCTGGTTAAATCAAAACCTTTTCCTAAACTTCTATCTTTTTTTACAAGAGCTGGTGCTATAAATTTATTGAATAGTTTTTGAACTGCAGTTAACTTGTTGATATTTCTTTTGATTGGGTGCTTTGCTAATGGGCCTTTTAAATTTTTGGCCTGTTTCATAACTAAGTTCATAGCTGTATTAAAGTCTTTGTTGAAGTTATCCACACTAACGAATTCGTTAATTACATCTTCATTTACTTTTGTATATCCAAGAACATCTGGATTAGGATGACCACCTTGTGAACCACTTGCAGAACTTGCAAATGCTTTTGGTGTATCGTAATGTCCTGTTCCTGTTCCATCAATACCAGCTGTTGCTGTTGTGGAAACTTCTGCAAGGTTCTTTTTAATTAACTCTCGTATAATTTCTTTGAGTCTAGCTATTTTTTGTGCTTTGGACACTTTTAATTTCCTTAATTAGTTCATAATATCTCATTAAAGCAACCACGTGTTTATCTTTCACGACTTTTCCCTTAGTAGCGCTATCTGTATAATCAATAGCTTCTGCTAATTTTATTTTTGTAATCTTGTCATTGACATTTGGTAATAATTTCTTTAAAGCTCTTTTAATTTTAATTACTTCATTGTCTATGAATTCTTTCAATGAATTAGTATTAGATACATTATTGATATATTCTTTCAATAAGTTTCTTTGACTTTCATTTAAAGATTTGTATTTTGTATTAAATTTGTCAACTAATAACTGATAACTCAATAATCTCAAATCTTTATCTTGTTGAGCGTAATCCTCAACAAGTTTATTTGATTTAGTTTTTTTATTAGTATTCTGACTGATATGTTCAGTTATAGTAATGACTGAATCTGTTCTTTGAACTGGACCAAAGTCTTCTTTACCTGTTTCTGTTCCGAAAACTTTATAAATTGAAGCCATAATTTTAAAATTAGGTAAACGAGTATTAAAGAACTCCTTTATATCATAACTTTCTTTTATGGTTTTAATTAGATTAAATTTTTCACTGTTTAATCGACGATTAGACAATTTTCTACGACTTTTAATCACTGCTTCAACTAATGTTGCGGCATGAGAATCGTTTTTGTATTTTTTTTCAAGTAAAACTTGATAAAGTGCGTATTCTTTACCCAATTCGGTATTTTTATTGAAGAATTCCTTGAAAATCTTCACCGATTTAGGACTTTTTGAATCATTTATCACGTCAGCTGTTATTTGACGAGATAACAATTCATAAAGAATAGCAGTATTCTTTATCTTGTTATGTTTAACATTTAAAGACATTTGAGCTCCAACTATTTTTGTGTTTTATCAATAATAAATATAAAACTTTTAAGAAATGTGTATTTAATCTACACTATTTTCCTTTTTATATTTATCATATTCTTGTTCCATTTCATCTACTTTTTTCGTTTCGTTAATTATGTCCTTTGACTTATTACCCATCGTTTTTTTCAATGCGTCGTAATGTGCCAATGCAAGTGGTCTTCTGTTCTTGGTTTGTTTCCCTAATGGGTCACGTCCTCTTGCTCCACTATCTTTGAATGGTTTATTCATTTCCTGTGGTCGTCCACCTTGTTCGTCCTCTGGTCGTTCATCTTCTCCGTCATCAAATGGGTCAAACATTGAGCCTGCTAAGGTATCAGGTGGTGTTTGAGTATCATCTGCTGATATTCCAACTGCTGCCATATCACTTGGTGTTCCAATTGATTCTCCTGATGCTTGTGGGTCATTACCTTCCATTTCGATTTGTGAGTGTCTGAACTTCTGTTTCTGGTCTTCAATAATTTTACCTTCAATTTCCACTTTTTCATCTGCGGAAAAATTAAATACATTATCGTAAACCCAATCAGTAGGTAAAATTTTATCTTGTATCATATCACGAGCTAAGGAAACTTTCTGTCCCCATAGTTCAATCTTTTCTTGTTCATACATTGTTGACGGGCTTGCTAAGGTTAATTCAAAGTTTACCAAGTCTTCATCTGTATATCCTTGTGAATATAAATGAACAACTGCGATTTTTGTTAGTTCTGATACGAGAATTCTTTGTATTCTTTCAATGGTTCTTGCAAATCTAACATCTTCTGCTGCTAAGGTTGCTTTACCACCGACATTTTCATCAAAACCTAAAAATGCCTTTGGCACTCTTAGTGATGCTAATAATTTGTTTTTCAAATATTCAATATCTTCTGTTGAATCGTAATCAATACCACCCAATTCCTCTATACTTGTTCCACTATCTCCACCACGAACTGGCATAAAGAAGTCTTCTGTTAGATTCTGCATATTGTATTTTAAATTATAATCACCTGTTGCTTCATCAATAATAGGTGTTTTTTTCATCTTGTTGATGATTCTTTGCATATAATTGTCAACTTCTGCTGGTGGGATGTTTCCGATATCAATCTTGAATACTCGTTTTGAAGGTGCTCTCATAATTCTGTGAATTAACATAGCGTCTTCCATTAAAGTTAATTGTTTCCAAATCTTTCTCGTAGATTCAACCATAGATTTACCATAAGGTAAGAAATTACTATCGTTTGCTAATCTGAAGTGTGCTATTTGGAAGTTTTCAAATTCAATCTTCCCTTTATTTGACTTTTGACCAAAATACGGGTGTGCTCCCTCAATTGATTCCATATAGAACTTTGTATAATAAGGATTCTCTGGGTCTTCTCCCTCTGCACGAACTAATTCATATGGTGATAACGGAACAACATTTGTAACTCCGTATTTATCACTAATGTCTAAGTATAAAAAGAAATCTCCATATTTTACCATATTACGAACCCAAGGCCATAGATTGAACTCAATATTCATAATGTCATAAAATAAATTGTTTAAAATATCTTTAATGTTGTCATTATCGGTTTTAATATCAATAACTTTTCCATATTCAGATTTCATTGTTGATTCATCGGAATATATATCCAATGCACTTGATATGATTGGGTCAGAATCCATTGCTTCATAATCTTTAAATAATGCTAATCTTGCTGCCATCACTTGATGGACGGTTGAATATCCCGTTCCAACTAAATTTAAATTAGTATGTAATTTAGAATATCTATCTACAAGATGTGATTTAACTTGCTTTTGAACTTGGTCCGTATCGGCAATTTTTAATTTCTTACCACCTACGTTTCTTACAATTACATTCGTACTAAATAATCGCTGTAATCTTCCAAATAATGTTTTGTCTGCCATTTTTTCCTCACTTTATAAGAGCCATTCTAATGACTCTTTCTCTTTATTTTGTCCTGTTTCCCATTCCCAACTATCATTTCTGTTTGGCTCGTTGGAATTGTATAAACCATCATTGTCCATCATTCTGGTCAATGTCTTTTTTGTTAACTCAATACCTTCGGTTTTTAGTCGTAACGCTGTATCACGAACCCAAAGTCCAATAGCAAAAGACATAACGAGGTCATCATTGTATCCTCGCATTGCTTCTGCTCTATTATTTATATAGACGAAAGTCTGTAATTCATCAATCAAACGATTACTATGAACCACTACACTTTCTTCTCTAAAAAATTCTTCTAACTTACTAATAATTAGTGGTCTACTCTTGGAAGTCGTTGAAAATCCAGGAACCATTTTTCTTTCTTGGCTGTTGATTTTATTGTTCATTTGGTGTTGAACATCAACATATTGTAAGTCTTTACTTGTATAAAATAGATTAGGATAATCCCTATCTATAATTTGTTGGATTGTTGCCCAACCAATATTATTGTTCTCTACTATAAGTATCGCATCATTATATTCCGTTGCTATACTTACCAACATATTTCCAAAATCTTTGGTACTTAACCTACCTTTGTATTCTGCGACCTGTTCTAAGGTTT